CTCCGCGCTGAATATGCCGCTCGCAGTCCGGTAGCCCATGCGTTCCAATCTCTCCAGCGTCCACCGGATGCAAAGAGTTCCATCTGGCATCTGACTGGTGAGCAGTCCTTCGACGTTTTCGATGAGGATGCATCTTGGCCGCATTTGCTGGAGTCCTCGCAGCCAGTCGCCAAAAAGGAATCGCTCGTCGCCTCCTCCCTTGCGTAATCCTGCGTGGCTATGCGGCTGGCATGGGATTCCCGCAGCCGCGATATCCACCAATCCTCGAAACTTTCCATACGGGAAGTCGAGCAGGTCCGACCAGATAGGTGCTGCATCCAATCGTCCCGCTTCAATTTTTGCTGCCAAGTTCGCGACGGGATATGCCTCCCTCTCGACGTAAGCGATAGTGCGTAGATTTCGGACAACCGATTTGAGTCCGATTCCAATTCCGCAATATCCGGCGCAGAATTCGACAAGATTGACGGGATGATGATGCATGATTTGCGGCTCATACGCTCGTTCGCTCCGTCACCGGATAAACATCGTAATCCTCCGGCATCTCGACCGGGACGACGCGGATTCGACCTTGCGTGTACTCGCCGGGATTGAGTTCCTTCGCCGCCGTTTCCGCCTCCTTGCGGCTCGCGTATTCGATCGTGCGGAAGCTGACGACGCGCTGCTTCAGGTCTGACCAGCCAATCGCGCCTGATATTTGCACCTTGAAGATCGGCGGTGCGAAGAGGTTGCGGCTCATGGATAGATTCCTCCGTTTCGGAAGAGCGAGATAAGATCGACAGCATCGTCAATCATCTCCTCCCGGCGCGCACGGCCATCGTCGCTCGCGTCCTTGTACATGCGCGCGTAGAAAAGCGAATCCTCAAGACGATCTGCGATTCGTTCCGCAATGGTCATGCGATGCAAAATCTCTCGCGTGATGGTAATCGGCGGAATGTACGAGGCATCCTCAAGCCGACAAAGCAGCCCCACCATTTCATCGTGCGTCATGTTGCGCGCCTCTAGTTCTGCGGTTGTCATTGGAGCGTCTCCGGTTCGCCGCATTGCTGGATGATCTTGTCCCCGTCCTCCCGCTCGATAATCAGCTCCAGGATCTGCTCGCCGTTGGCCGCGACGATGCTGCAAATGTGCTTCTCCTCGTCGTAGATGCTGAGCGGCGTTGCCTGATGCTCCTGTATCTCGCCGTTAATGACCGCGTTGAATAGGTCGATGATCGTCTGCGCGTTTTGTTTGGACTGGATGGTTAGTTTCATTGTTTTGTGCTGTTTTACCGTGCGGTGAAAATTGGGTTTTCGGTGAATTGAACTGTCATGGAATCCTTTACAGTTCGCCGCTCAAGCTCGCGCATGACCCGTCGGGCATAGGCGCGCGTGGAAGATTTCTTAGCTCCTTTTGGCCCACCTTGCCAGAGCCGAGCTAAAGATTCATCGCTGAGGTTCTTGCCGTAATGCGCGAGGTAGGATTCCGCGATGAAGATCGAAACGGCGCGGTTCGTAACCTGCGTGTGCGTGTAGGACGTTCCCATGATGCGGTTCACGTCGCGCACGAGGATGGGTTTGATCTGAAGCGCGCCTAGCTCGCCATGACGGCCTTTGGCATGATCGTTTCCACCGGATTCGATCTGAATAAGCGCGGACAAAAGCAATGGATGCATAATTTGATTCTCGTTTGCGTGATTTTCTTAGGATTTACCGCTCGGATTGCCAATGGCTGATTTCAGGTTGCCAATAGCCGATTTCCTTTTGCTTCTGGTTAAAGTTCACAAAGCGCAGCGCGCCGCATCGACATGTCTGCTCAATCGTCGCCCATCCATGCGCGCGGGGATTTGGACGGCGCGAATCAACCGGACCGCTGAAACATCGGCTGATGAATGTTTTCGGCTTGTGAGTGTGTTTCATTGCTGTCCCCCCTTCGCTTTCTTAATAACCTCGCGCGCGTAGTCTAAATCCTCGTCGTCGGCCATTGGGTGAGTGAGGCGTTCGAGGGCGGAGAGAAGATCGGGGGCGGAGGCGATTAGGTGGGCGTTGGCAAGCTTCTCAGGCTCCGGCGTTTCCGCGTTCGCATGATGGTTCATTGCGTAGCAAATCAGGGCGTCGCCTGCGCGGACGTTGATGCCGGTTTGTCGCCAAGGGCCGGGGGTGAATTGGGCTGTTCTCATAGGTTCGCGCGCGTAGGGTTTTAGAGAGCGGCTGTCCAGTTGTCGGAAATCCATTCGGAAATTAATTCGACGGCATCACTGTCGTCGGAATGAACGCCGCTCCCGCGTGGGGTTGCGGTACGCTCGAAGGTGAGGTCGAAATATCCTGCGAATTGCGCGCGGATCATGGATTGCAGGTTGTCGCAGATGCGCGAAACGTCTGACTCGGTTGCGGTGCTGCCCCAATAGGAAGGTTCAGTGGGGAGTTGGATTAGGACTTGGGTTTTGTTCATGGATTCGGAGTTGATTGCGGATAGGTGGCCTACCCTTTCGCGTCACCGCCGGAGCGATGGCGCGCGTAGGATAAGCCACTCAATCGAGACTAGACCAGAGGGCGGTTTTATTCCGTAAACCTGAATAGTGGACCTCGTAAACCGGAGGATTTAGAACGCCAGTTTCGCGCCAAAGGTCTAATTGCTGGCGAGCGTAGGCGACGGCGTCGTCGTGGGTTTTTGCCCATTTGACCAGTTGAGGCTTGGAACCGCTCGCGAGGGCGGTTTGCATGACGTAGTAATTCATTGGATTAAATCAGTGCGCCTTCGGTCGATTGCATCTCCAGTGCGCGGACTGCGGAACGCATAAGGTCTTCCACATAGCAGTTTTCCGTAGGGTCGAGCGGTCGAGCGTAAACGCACATACCAACAGAGTCCGCGTGATGCCACTGGCCGTCCGCGTAGAATTCGGATTCGACAAGCCAGCAACCATGCAGGTCGATAGTGTCGATTATTTCCTGTCGTTCCTGCGCGGAGTCCGGTTCGCCATAAACGTCAAAATAAGATTCGGTTTCAGGGAATGCGCGGAGGCGGACTAGGCCGTCAGATTCTAGTGCGCGGAAGGTTTCGATGGTGGTTTTCATTGGATGCGCGGGGAATGGGTTAGAATTGCTGAATCACCACGCCTCCGTCGAATTGGACAACTTGGGTTTTCTCGCGAAGCCATTCAAGCGCGCGCGATTCGTCGTCGTCTCCGCGCAATTCCAGCCCGTAGTCATTCGCGGCTTTCAGCGCGGAGGGGTATTCGGCGAAGTCACAGCAGACGGCGATTGGATCAAGTTCTAGTTCCGTGCCGGAATCATGTTCGAAGGATTCGAGATAATCGAACAAGGCGCGGCGAGCGGGGACGGAGAACTGGCTTTCGCGTCCGGCATGGCGGAAGGCTTCGACGAATTGGTATTCTGAGACAGTTTGCTTCATGGGATTTGTTTTTTGAATCGGGAATCGGGATGATTCGCCGCCGGATTCCCAGACTTGCGCCGGGGAGCCTCGCGGGGAATCAGAAAACCCGAATTGCGCGGGACAACGGACGGGAAACGCCCATGTCCGTCACTTGGTTTATGTAGCGTGGGACGGATTCAACCGGCGCGTTTTCGTCTCCTTCCGTTGCTTCGATGTAGTCCATCGCGGTGACAAGTCTGACAGATTCAGAACCATGAACCGTTGCCCATGCTTTCCGATAGTCTGGGTGCATGATGCCGATGGAATAGCCTAAGGACTTGAGAGCGTAGAAATAGGATCGTTGAAAGTTTCCTTCGTCATGGTGGCGAACTGCATCGGCAAGGCAGAGACGGGCCGATGATTCCATCGGCGCGCCGTTGCTGACATGGTTCCGGGCTATTTGAATGAGGTTCATGTGATTTGATTGATTTTGATTCGGTGCTAATTCACCGATGCAATCCACCGTTGCCGATGGACTGACTCGGGGAATCAATAGCGTTCGATTCGTTGCAACGCGGATTCGATTGAGCGTTTCAAGTCGGCGCGGATTGATTCGTTAAACTTACAAGCGGACTCGCGAAGCTTTTCGGCTTCGAACTTTGCGCGCTTTTCGATTGTTGCGGCTTCATCATTGGCTTGGCTGATTAGCTTTTCGCAGTGGATGCGCGCCTCATGGATTGAAAGAGCGTAGGTTTCTGGCGGATAATCGCTTGCAAGCGCGCTTTCGATGGACGGCATTTGATCCGCAAGCCACGGGCCGAGATAGGAATCGGAGCCTAGGCGCAAGATTGCTTCGCGGATAACTTGGATTTCTTCGGATTTTGTCATGGGATTAATGGTTGGGGGTGATGCCGAATGATGATTCTAGGTAGCCTATGGCAAGGATGGAAAGGAGAACGAGGGCAGCAATGGCAAGGCGTTTGATGGTTTGGCGTTTCATGGAATTAATAGGTAAAACGAGCCGGAGCCGGAGCGAAAACGAGGTTGAGAACCCAAAGCCCTTCATCTTCATCGCCTTCGATTCGTTGATCGTCGCCGAATATGGTGACTCGGTTGGGGAATGTGTCCCAATCAACGTCCAAGAATCGGGAGCGAAGGAAGGCGATTGCGGCGTCAATGTTGACGTATGAAATAGGGATGTCGATGGGGAGTCCGGTTGCGGTTGAATCGGCAACTGCGGTGAGCAAAGCCTCCTTGGTAAAAATTGCGGTGAGTTCATCAATGTTCTCGGCGGTGACTACGTCGCCAAGTCCCAGCTCAACCGATTCGGGAAAGAGCTTGTCGCCGATTTGAAGGGAGCCGGTAAATCCGTCCTTTAAGTTCATGAGGTGACGATAGGCGAACCGGAAAACGGCGTCAAAAGAAAAATCAAAAATATTTTTGAGAGAGGGTGAAATGTGGGGATTTGCTGGTGTTTTTGCGCAAAAATTTTTGAGAGTCGAAAAACTGGCGAAGTCGATTTTGAAATTTTGAGAGGGGGAAAACGGGAGATTGCCGGCAGTTGCTTTCAATGGGCTGCAGCGGCAACCTTAGAGAATGACCGTCAAAGAATGGGAGAAAGCGAAAGCCCTTTACGTTTCCGGCAAGGGCTGGAAAGCGATTGGAGAGCAACTAGGACTATCGGTTGCAACTCTGAAGACAAAAGCCAGCAGAGAAGGAGTGACGAAATTGAGAAAAGAGACGGAAGCAATTCTCTCTTCTGAAATTTCTGTAAAGACAGAAAAGAGTCTTGAGGCGTTGTCCGCGCTGGTCCGTTCTAAGCTTGCGGCCGATGCCGCAAGTACGCTCGAAAGGATCGACTCTTATGCTCTCGACGGTATCAAAGACGAAAGCACTCGCGAGCAGATACTCGGGAGCGTGGCGAAACGGTCAGCGCTTGTGTTTGGCTGGTCTGAGGCTGGTGAGCAAGCTAGCGTCTCAATCAATCTGCTCGGTTCGATGCCCGATCGATCGATCGAGGTTAGTGTCTCGAATGACCAGCCCGACAAGTGAACATAACATGTATTGTACGTCATTAGGTTTCTAATGGGTTGGATAAGATTAGCTAATGGTACAAAAGGATTGTTTTCCTATGGATTAGGTAGAGATTGGAAGGACTGGGGGACGGCCCCCTTTGGGGGTGGGCTTCGTTTACGATACCCCCCTCAAAAATTTTCCACCTTTTTGACCATGCTAAACAAAATTAAAATCGGTCAAAAAGTATTTCTATCAACAGCAGAGCAGAAGCTGGCTCATTACGTCGCCAAGAATCGAAATGGCAATAATCGCTATTTCAACGTCACGAATCTGAAGATCAGCGCGGAAGATCCGCATACGGTCGATCTTGAGGGTATCGCTGGCGAGCTGGCTTTCTGTCGCCTGTTCAATGTGTATCCTGACATTGATACCGATCGTGAGCCTCCGCATCCGCTTTACGACGCGGTCATCCCGCCTATCCCGCCGGGATTCCGCATCGATGTCAAAACGACCAAGTACGACAATGGGAAGCTATTGGTCGATGCGCGTAAGGGAGTGAAGACTGAGGCAGTTGATTTCTATGTTCTGATGACCGGCACTTTTCCCGGCCCGTACACGTTTAGAGGATTCATCGCCAGAGAGCATATCATCCAGCCTCATAAACTTGGCCTACTCTGTGGGTACAAAAGTTACATGGCGGAGCAAAGCGAGCTGACCGACGAGCTTCCGGCCAACTACTAATTCTGATTGACTTAGTAGACATTCTTATGCGTCAGTCCGCGCATCGACCTTAAGAGTTGCATTCAACTGGTCATTGAATGCGCCTGTCTAAGCGGCAATGACGCTCCGCAAATGGAAGGTAGGATAATCAGCCACCGTGTGGTGGATTGATGGCCTACCGTAGCAATCGGTAAATGTCGGTTTAACTCATTTCATAACATGGCTTGTCCTAATGTCTTCAACGCCTTCGCGGTGGCTACTGAGTCGCTCGCGCAGGACG